AACTCGATGTCGCAAGTCAGGTTCTGTAATCCGCCGACATACTTCCTGCCAGAGTCACCGAACGCAGTCGATTCGACCGCTTCGATCTCATAGTTGATAGAGACACTGTTGGCACGAGTTGCGAGTGCCACCGAGTTCACAGAAATAGTTGCGTCGGTAAGTACGAGTTGAGCCATGATTAGTCCTGTTCTTTCTTGTCGGGCTTCTTCACACTCACGGCTTCGAGATGACCGCCTGAGATGAGCGCAGCAACATTCAGACCAGCCAGATCATCGTCGCTGACAGTCGTGCCACTCTCACCGAGTGTCGTGTTGCTGCTGATGATTCTGTATGTCGTCATGATGCCACCTATGCGTGAACTAGCACTGAGAAGGATACCTGCAAAAACTCTGCTTCCGCAATAGCCAGCGACCCGATACTCAGACTGCTATCCATCACAAGAGTGTTCGCTACACCGCCGAGCGTCTTGTCACCTTCAATCGCTGCACGCAGCGAAGTCGCACCACTGAAAGAAAGGAAGCCATCAAGGTTCGTGTGCGCTACACGGTCAAGATACCTGCCGACGATGACGATGATCGTGAAGCGCATCTGCACATCACCACCACCGAACGCACGGTGATAGTCGATCGAGTCAAGCACAGGGAACGCCACAGGTGGGTTCACCTGCTCAGGCTGATACGAGAAAGTGCGAAGCCCTGTGACCGTAGCCAGTCGTGCTTTGAGACCTTCTGCGACCTGCGAAACGGTGGCAGGCATTAGGCAACACCAAGAATCTTGTACGGCAGCAGCAGGTCACGCACATCAGGATCGACTGCACGCACCGTGATAGCCATGTCAGCAAACGCCATCACACCGAGCGCAGCGTTGAAGCGTGCGAACTGTCTGATGCTGAGCAGCACAGCCGCTTCACGCACATCATCTGGCACAGCAGCGAAGCCCCATTCGGCAGTCACCTGCACGAGTGGTATCGCAGGCAGAGTGCTGATAGGGAAGGTAGCCCCACCGATCATGCTGATCGTGCGTATCGGTCTGCCAAGAATCGCAGTGTCGGTCGGCTCAGTAATGTAATCAGTGTTCAGCACCAGCGTGTCTTCGTATGTTCCATCGCCATCGTTGTCTAGTTTGACTATCAGCCCTGTCGTGCTGCTGATGTCATTCACAGGCAGACGATACGAGTCATAGGCAAACAGACGAATAGCAGTCGCAGCAGTCTTGTAGAAGAATCTGCCGCAGTACCCGTCGATGCGTCGTGACGCACCTTCGATCGAGTTCTCGATCAGTGTGTCGTCGATACTGTCAGAAAGTCTGAGCGCAGCCTTCACTTCGTTCAGAGTGCAATAGCCCAGCGTCACCGCCATGATGCGTCAGCCTTTCTTGCGTTTGGTCGGCTTCTGTCTAGCAGCAGTCTCAACTGCTGGCTGAATGCTCGCTGTTTCTACTTCTGCACCTAGCAGTGCCAGAGCAGCATCAACTGCTGCGACACGCTCAGAGAGTCGCCGTGCAACATAGCCACGACGCTCTTCGAGTAGTGCTGCGATCTGGCGTGGGTCAGTCATAGATGCAAACTGTGTGCTGGTAGCAGAGCACGAGATGTGGTGCTACCAGCGTCACGAGTTAGAAGGTGGGCGTGATACATCCCGTGCCGCCCACCAAAGCGAATGCATTTGGGTAGCGGTTAGCGGTGAATGCTGAGTATCCGTACACGATCATCGTGACATCAAGTTCAGCAGCCTTCGGCTGCTCGAAGCGCAGCATCATCGGCTCGCCGTTGCCCTGCTCAAACAGGTGGGCTTCTTGCGTGTTGCCGACGATGATCACATCTTCGTTCGCACCAGCACCGTTCGTGGTGATGACATTCGCACTCGTGATGACAGGCAGACCGAGAATGGTGTAGCCAGAGTTGCCGTACACAGGTGAGCCGTTGCCCGAAGCGAACGCAGGCTGACCGTTGAAGTTCGGTACTGGAACTGCCAGTGGTCGCTTCTGATCATCGACAGCAGCCAAGATGAAGCCGAGTCGTCGTGGGTGCATCAAGATGAAGTTCGGACCAGCGAAGAAGTTGGTCTGAATGCGTTGCACACAGTCCACGATCTTTGGGTACAACTCTGCAACGGTTGGTGATGCATCGGTGTAGGTCACGACTTGCGTGATCACATTGGTCAGCGATGTCGCTGATGTCGTCACGAACAGTGATTCAAGGTTCGTGTGATAGGCAGACACGAGATCAGCCATCACAAGTGAGTCAATGTTTGTGCCACGCTCGATCGACTGGCGGCTGACATTCTGCTGACCAGCAACGGTGACGATCGAAACATCAAGTTTCGTGTCATCCATGTTGGTCTCTTGAACGGCTGCGCCTTCGGTCTGCACTGCTGTCGCTGAACCTGTCGTCACTTTGCTGATGCTGATGACGAGACCTTCTGCTGGCAGTGCGTGCTTGCGTGCTTGATCTAGGAATGGGCGACCTGCACGAGCGAACGGTGCTGCGAGTTCTGTCAAGAACTGTGGAACGATCAGACCAGCGAAGTTTGCGCTGGTCACATCACGACGCTCAACTCGTTCTTCGCTCATGTGACGGCTTAGACGCTGCGAAGCAGCGAAGTCGTTCATGAACTGAGCAGCGAACGCATCACGCACGAACGAGTTCTCACTCTTTGGCGCATAGGTGCGTGGCTCACTCTTTACGGTGGCGACAGCGACTTCGATGCCTGATGCCTTGCGGCTCTCGGCTGCTGCTGATGCACGCTCTTCAAGTTCCTTGTGGCGACGAATCTGCTCGTCGAGTTCCTTCACTTCGTCGAGTGCTCGTGCGACTTCATCATCTTCTTCGGTCGTGAGTTCACGCACCATGTCTTGTGCGGTCTTGACGATCATCTCTGCTCGTTCAAGCATCGCTGCACGCTTCTCGGTAAGTGTTGCTGAGTAGGTCATGTCTGTTCCTTTGTCTGTGAGTGGGTGTACTCAGTGAGACTCTGACAGTGATCTCTCGGCTGTGTCTCGGCTGACTTATTTACTGTGACGAGCCAGAGCCAGTTGTGCTCGTCGCACGCTGACGCTTGTACTCGTGGGTGTCAGTGTAGGTGGCGTTTCTTCTGTGTGCAACAGTCTGCTGCGAATCTCTGCGACGGTCTGCTCATAGGCAGGGAAGGTGACGACGCTGACATCGTAGAGTTGCACTTCACGCAGTTCACGCACCATGCGATCTTCACTGAACTGGTCTTTGATAGTGCGGAATGCGAACGACATCTGCGACAAGTCGCCACGCTTCATCGCTGAGATCACTCGTGCAGCGTCAGGGTTCATCGGGTCTAGGTCTGCTTCGACAGCCAGCCCACGCTCATCTTCGACGAGTCGCATCGTGCCTGACTTCGTGCGTGCCAGTGGAACACCTTCATGGTCGATGAGTAGGCGCACATCTGCGCCATCGTTCAGCGTCTTGCTGAACGCACCACGCTTCACATACTCGATGAATGGCATCGGCTCGCTCGGTGAGTCGAACAGTGCTGCGTATCCGTAGAGCGTTGTGCCGTTATCTGCTTGACGCAGATCGAGTGTGGTGTATGCGATGCGCTTCTCGTCTGCGCCTGTGACACACCAGCGTTCTTCGATCAGGTCAGTCATAGTGCTCGCAAGCATAACTGATGAATCGGTGTCTATGTGTCTATCGGACTTCTTCGGGTGGTCTGCGTGCAGCAGATCGTTATCAGTAACATAGCCTGCCTTCTTTGGCTTACCTGTGCGCACCAGATACAGAAACGCATTTACTCTTGCCATCGCCCACTGTCCACGAGTCATGCCAGGTCTATGCGATACAGAGAATGCGCCAGCCCCACGCCGATACACGGCACGCAGTGTGCTGACCCGAACACGAGTCCACTTCGGTCGATTCTTCGCAGCCATGTCTGCGTTGTGCTCATCAGCCTTAGTCTGCAACGCTTTCTCGGTCGCTTCGCTGAGTTCGATTCCACCTGTTGAGTCGGCTGCTGACCCAGCAGGATTCTCGTCACTGCCTTTGATCTGGTCGCTCGGTGGTGCTGGTGCTCGTTCTTCGTCAGCATCTAGTTGTGCGACGATGCGCTCGGCGTACTCTTGTGTGCGTCGTGCGCTCGTCTTAGTAGAG